GGCAGTCAAGAACGACCCAGAGCTCTATAATAGCTTGGATAAGCTTAGTTCCCTTACAGGAACTAGGTGAATCTTTGATATGATAGGCGACCTGAGCGAGTTCAAAACTGAGAGAAAGTTCATATCCGGTCGTATCTCCTTGTTACAACAAGGAGGCGGCAAGACACGGACGATCGCTATAGGTGACTTTTGAAGCCAAAACATTTTAAGAGGTATTCATGACAAAATCATGAGTATTCTTAAAAGATTAAAAACTGACGGGACTTATGATCAAGACAATCAAGTAGAAAGAATTCTACGAGAAAGTAAGGGTCATAAGGCCTTCAGTTTCGACCTTTCTTCAGCAACTGATAGATTCCCGGTTAAAATGCAAGTGATATTACTATCACATGTATTTAACAAGGATATAGCAGAAGCGTGAAGAGATGTAGTGGTTTCAAGAGACTACTCATATAAAGACCAAAGCGTGAGATGAAAGGTGGGGCAGCCCCTTGGACTTTTGTCCTCGTGAGCCGCCTTCGCCTTAACTCATCACGCTATCGTCGAGTATGTCGCATGAAGAGAAGGTCTCAAATCCTTCAAATCATACGCCATACTAGGCGATGATGTCGTTATATGAGATGAGGCAGTAGCCACTGGTTATAAGAAATTGATGGAAGAGATGGGTTTAACCATTAATCTATCAAAATCCCTAATCAGTGACGATTCTCACCAAAGAATAGAATTCGCAAAGCGGATTTTACTCGATGGTGAGGAGATTTCAGGTCTGAAATGAGATATACTGTTACAGGCATCAAGAAGCATTTACATGCTTGTTGATCTTATAACAGTAGCTCAAATCAGAGGCTGAAACCTACCCTGGTCAAAGTTTGAGGTCCCGTCCTTCCTATCTGTTAAAGGGAAGGAACTTCTTGGTGTGCTCTTATGAGATAAAGATGGGGGCGTGCGCGCCTCTTACGAGGGTAACGCTTCCTTCCCATTTACTATCCAAGATTTAAGAATTGAAACTCTTAAATTAAGAATAGCATCTCTAAAAGCAAAACAAGACTCGCTTCAAGCTTACCTTGATAGGGTTAAACCTATCGAGGAACTCTTCAAGCGGGAGGGAATCACATACTCTGAAATGTGATTTGGATCTAATACATGGGGGCTAACGCAGCACCCAGTTGTCTGATGTGTGAACCAGCAAGGAGAAAGCCTTTGAGAGGCTCTTTCTATGCTTGAACACATATTAGACAACGA